CTTTGACAGAAGGACAAAAGGAGAAGTTTCTTTCCGCTATCAACCCTGCGCAAGCAGGTGATGGTCTTGGAGAAGGTTTTCATAAACTCTTTTCCCAGACTGTTCGTCGAGCATTGTCGCGGCGGCCTGTGTCTGTCAAACACAGACCTCTTGTGACTTATCGGGGTTCTCCCGATAAGAAGGCTCCCAGGCTCTTCGGCCAGCGTTCTGTCCCCCAGGATGAGAAGATATTGGATGATCTCCAATTCTTCAACACTACTGGTGGCTTACGCCTGTACCAGGATTTTCAGAGGCTTTATGAACCTCTGTTAACTGGTATACAAGGTCGACGAGACATCCTAAATCATATAGCCTCTAACAGGGCTATATCACAGGGATGTTATTCTGTAATAGGTGGAGAAATCCACTTCTTACAGGAGCCTGGTGGGAAACTACGTTCTGTAGCTTCCCCCTTGCGAATTCACCAAGAAGCTCTCCGCCCTTTGGGCGAAGAAATCTATGGTGTTGTTCGCTCACTCCCTTGGGATTGTACCTTTGATCAGTCAAAGGCAATTCCCGCTATCCAGTCCCACCTTCTTAGAGGTGGTCAGGTCCACTCCATTGATCTGTCTAATGCAACAGATCACTTCCCTCTCTCTCTTCAGGAAACGGTACTTCGTACCTTATTCCACAAAGAGGATTGGGACCATATTGATCTTTTTGTTAAGATCAGTAGGGGTCAATGGAAATCTTTGTTAGGAGATCTCCAGTGGACGAAAGGCCAACCCTTGGGTTTATACCCAAGTTTTGGTTCTTTCACCCTGACTCATGGACTCCTCCTCCTACATTTAGCTAATGGTCTTTATGATCATCAGTTTTATGTGGTGGGGGATGATGTAGTGATCCTTGATGAAAAACTCAAGGAAAAGTACATCTCCATGTTGGACCGGATGGCCTGTCCTTGGTCTGAAGATAAATCAATCTCTTCCAACAAACTTTCTGAGTTTGCTGGTAAGATTGTCACTCCAACTATGGTTATACCACAGTTGAAGTGGAGGAGGATGTCTAATGACAACTTCCTAGATATCTGCAGACTTTTGGGCAGCAAGAGCCGTGCCCTTCTCACGAAGCGGCAACAGTTAGTCTTTGACCAAGTGGCTCACTTATGTGAACCAATTGGCCTCAACTTTTCTAAACCAGGTGATAACCTGG